GTATTTAGATCTAAAAGTGGTGGTGCACACGTATTTTTATTTGCAACGGTTGCAGTAGATGCAAGTTTAATGAGAGATAAATTATTATCTATCAGTGCAATATTAGGACACGGTGGTGCTGAGGTTTTTCCTAAACAAGTTGAATTAAAATCGCAAGATGATACAGGAAATTTTCTTAATTTACCATACTTTAATTCTAAAAACACAACACGATATGCGTTTGACAAAAATGGTAATGCTATTACAATTGATGAATTTTTTTTATTACATGATGAATATAAAATTACACCAGAACAATTAGAAAAATTAGAAATTAAAAGACCTGCATCAGAATTTAATGACGGTCCTCCTTGTATAGAATCTTTAACACAAAACAAATTAAAAGATGGCAGAGACAGAGTTATCTATCAATATATACAGTATGCAAAAAGAAAATGGCCAGAAGAATGGGACAAAAAAATAAATGCTTTTAATTATAAATATTTTGATCCACCACTAGAAGACAGAGTTATTCAAGACAAAATAAAATATCACGAAAAAAAAGAACTAGGTTTTAAATGTAATGAAGAACCTATGTGTAACCATTGTGATAAAAAATTGTGTATGACAAGAAGTTTTGGTATTCAAGGACAGTCAGTATTTCCTGTATTAAGTGATCTACAAAAAATAAAATTAGATAAACCACATTATTATGTAAACGTAGATGGAGAAAGAGTTAAGTTAGAAGACATTACATTTTTATTAGAACAAAGATTATTTCAAAGAGCTGTTGCAGAACAATTAAATAAACGACCACCTGCTGTAAAACCAAAAGATTTTGGTCAATACATAGATGGTTTATTAGCAAACGTAGAAGAAGTAGATCCACCAAAAGGTGCAACTAAAGTTGAGCAACTAATGGATTATTTAGAAGAATATTGTACAGATAGAACAGGCACTGGTGCAACTAAGGAAGATATGGAACGTGGTAATGTGTGGACTTCTGATAAAAAACATCATTTTATATTTCAACAATTTTTTCATCAATATTTAAATCGTAGAAAATGGCCAGAAAAATATGCAGAAACATTACAGATGATGGCTGAGTATTGCAATTGTAAAGAAACAAGAATTAGTATTGGTAAAAAGAGAAGAAATGTAATGGTGGTAGACGAGTTTGAAAAACAATCAGATACATACACACCAAAAGAATTTAAACCAAAGGATGTGTTTTGAAAACAATTGTATTAGGTCCACCTGGAACGGGTAAGACTACCACTCTTTTAAATTTATTAGAAGACTATCTTAAAAAAACAGATCCTAACAGGATAGGGTATTTTGCATTTACACAGAAAGCTGCTAACGAAGCAAGAGATAGAGCAATGGAAAGATTTAATTTATCAGAAGATGATCTACCATATTTTAGAACACTGCACTCACTAGCATTTAGAATGTTGGGTATAAGAAAAGAAAATGTAATGCAACGAAGACACTACGAAGATTTAGGTAAAAAAATAAAAATATTTGTAGATTACAATGATTATGATGAAGAATTTAGTGGCTTATTTACTACAAAAAGTGATTATTTACGTATCATACACTTAGCAAGATTAAGAGGTATTACACCAGAACAACAATTTAATTCAAGAGAACACACACAAGATGTATCTGTAAAAAATTTGCGCATCTTAGCAAATGAGTTAGATAGATACAAGAAAGATTATGGTCTTATAGATT